AACAAGATGGAATAAATTACGCAATCACAGCCTTATCTTATGTTGAAGGTAAGTATGCGTTTATTGAAGATGGATCAGCCTTACCTACTCGTAATACATCAAATCTTACTGAATTAAAAGATCCTCCAGCCGGTCTTGCTGCTTCTGAACAGATATTTCCTATCAACAATCAAGCTGTATCAAAAATTGTTATCAGTTGGCAACCTATTGTCGGTGTAACGCAGTATCAAGTGAATTACAGGTTTGGCAATGACAACTTTATAAGTGAAAAAGTATCAAGACCTGATTTTGAAATAATGAACAGTAGAAAGGGTACTTATGATATTCAAGTTTTTTCCTATAACGTATTAGATCAATTATCAGCTACTTCTACAAGTATTCAGTTTGAGGCTTTAGGTAAAACTGCTTTACCACAAGATGTTACAGGATTATTAGTCGAACCAGTATCAGATCAGTTTATACGACTACGTTTTGATAAGGCTACAGATATTGATGTTACACATGGTGGAAACGTAGTTGTTCGGCATAGTAATCTTACAGATGGAACGGGAACATTTACTAATTCTGTCGATATTATTCCTGCTTTACCAGGAAACGTATCAGAGACATTAGTACCAGCAGTTGATGGGGAGTATATTCTTAAATTTAGAGATGATGGTGGCAGATTAAGTTCTGGAGAAACTTCAGTTGTCGTAACAACCCCTGATCCTATACCCAAGTTACTTGTATTAGCAGATAGAGAAGATACAGATTCTCCTCCTTTTGCTGGCGATAAAGTTGATTGTTTCTTTAGTGATGATGTTAATGGTCTTGTTCTTGGATCTTTAGTCACACTAGATGATGAAGCTGATTTTGATGCAATAGCTGATTTTGATTTTATTGGTGCTGTAGATATTACTGGTGGTCATTATGATTTTGCTTCAAAACTGGATTTAGGTGGTAAACAACCACTTAGATTGAAACGTCATTTTGTTACACAAGGTTTTTATCCTAATGATCTGATTGATAAGAGATCAGGAAATATTGATACTTGGACAGATTTTGATGGTGCTACTGCATTTGATGTTAATGCAAAACTATTGGTAGCAACGACTGACAGTGATCCAGCTACATCTGATTCTGCTACTTATACACAATCTGGAACGACAATAACAGTAACAAAATCCAGTCATGGATTCAGTATTGGTACGTTTGTAGATATTGATTTTACAAGTGGTGGTGCAACTGATGGATATTTTGAAGTTCAATCTGTTCCAAGTAGCAGCACTTTTACTGTTACCGCATCATCTAGTGCAACAATATCAAGTAGCAACTGTAATATCGGAGCAGGATTTAGTAAATTCAACACACTTGCCAATGGAACATTTATTGGTCGAGGATTTAGATTTAGATGTGAAATGGATTCAGATGACCCTGCACAATCTATTGAGGTGGATCAATTAGGCTATACAGCAGAACTTGATAGCAGAACTGAAACTGTAAATACTGCTATAGCATCTGG